TTCTGATCCAGTAAACCCGCTAGTCAAATCAAAATCAAAATCAGGGTGTGTTGAACCGCATTCTGTACATTTTGGAAAAGTCATTATTTATTACTCTTTATTTATCAGCCGCATCATTTAACGCATCAGTAACCCACTCGGCCAGCTTCTTACCTTTAGCAGCGTGAACCCATGCCGCCTTTTCTTGTGGGGTGCAGCGTATCTCAAGGCGTGATGATTTGGTCACTTCTTTGGCGGCGTTCTTCTGGCCTGTCATGCCATGTTGTTCAATCATTATTCACTTCCAGTTCCTTAACTAACGCTGGCATCACGTCCCACCTCTTTCTTTGCCCTAGCGATTTCAATTTCTGTAAGCCTAGCAGTAAATTCTTCAACCATTACTAAAGCTAGGCTAACTTGGTTATCTGTTACGGCTGTTGGGAGCAGCCTAAGTGCGGCGCAAAATACCTCATAGTTGTTGGTTGGTTGGTTCGTTCATGTGATTCTCCAGTGGGGCCGAAGCCCCTATTATTATATTTATAAATTAGCGATTCTTTCTTTTGCAATTTTATACGTAGCCTTACAAGCAATCTCAAATGAAGGGTATGATTTATCAAACCCGCTATTTCCAAATCGTACAAAATGACTTTTTTCCATATAGCCTTTTTGAACGCCTCCGTAAATATCACCAAAATTATCTTCATAAGCTAAAGCCTCGTATGCAATGGGACGGGCATTTTTATCAATCTTATTAGATAAAACTACTTGGCTAAATCTATTGTTGTCAGTCATTGGGTGCGCCTTTTATTTATTAATTTACTTAACCTATAACTATATTGTACGTACAACTAGAAAGGATGTAAAGGGTTTAGGAAAATAAATAAAAATAGTATTAAATTTCGATATCCGGTTGTCTTGGAAATTGTTTACAACTATATTCCTTCCGTTCCGAATATACAGTGGTCGTAAATTATAAAAGTGAGTTATTACAGGCTAAATAATTCTAATTTTATTCGGATATACTGCGTTAAGTCTTTGTTTTATATCAATAATGAATCAGATTGCAAATCCGCTAACCCCGGTTCGATTCCGGGTTCGGCCTCCATTCTCACGCTGCTTACAGCGATAGTGCATACTAACTTCCGAATAGGTCCGAATAAAGTTCCGAATATACAGTGGTGTATATCCGTACAGTTAGGGCTTTATTTAAGGGTTGGAGTGACTTTAATTTTTCGGTTATAGTTTTGAGCTTGCGCTTCCGTTTTATGACCTGAGAACTCTTGCAAGTTTCCTTCGTAGTCTGACATTGATTTGGCTTTAATGTCGTGGAAAGTAAAATTGTTGTTCCACTCCCCAGCATAATTTAATTTAGCCTCCGCTCTTGCCTTGTCATACCAGTTTCTTAATGTGCCTTGTGCTGGATGATTACCTTTCTTATCGCAAAATACATATTTAAAACTGGTTACTTTTGAAACAGAAAGCGCAAGATCAACAGCAGCCCTTAAACGTGGGTTCCACGCCTTAATCTGTTTTGCCCCTGTCTTGCCTTGTTCGATGTAAATACCTTCTTTGCGTAACTGGCTTCGCTCCAGACTCCATACGTCTGCTTGCCTCGCTGCACAGCAATAGCTTATTTCCATAGCTGCGGCACACAGTACCCATTTAACCATTGCTTCCGCTAACACAGCGTTATATTCCCAATTCTCAATATAACGATCACGATGCGGTTCTGGAAACTTTCTTACACCCTTAGCAGGATTGTCGTTCACCTTGCCATTTTCATAAGCCCAACTGAATACTGCGCTTAAAAAAGAGTGTTCACGGTTAGCTTGCACCTTGGCTTTCTCTGCGCGTATATCCATGTATTGACGGATATGCTTCGGCTTGATGCGGTGGCGGTTTGTCTTACCAAAAACAATTAAAACTCTAACAGAATATTCTTCATAGTCAATTCTGGTTCTAGTAGAGAGCCGCTTGTAATTAGCTCCAGCAAAATACTCACGCACAAGCTGAGAAAAATCGCCTGTCTTTTCGCTATGAACAGAAACCGCTTCATAATAATTAGCCATAATAATAGCTTTATCAGTAGTCAGCGATCCAAGTCGAACACAGCCGCCAGACTTAGGGCGATACTCAAAAGCAGCCTTTCCTAGATAGCATCTGATCGGAAGCCAATCGGGGCCATTTATACGCTTTCGTGGTGACATTACTAACCCATCCGTGAAAAGTCTGGTTCATTATGAACTGAATCTACATTAAATCGCAAATGAGTGGGGTGGTTAAAGCTGTACCAAGTTACGTGCGGGCAACCATTGCGGTCTTTCATGTAGAATATGCCGTGGTCAGATAAAACTTGGCACTGTTTTTTGTGGGCGGTAAACCCCGTTACAGTCGCCAAATCAATGATGCTCATTAACTGGCTTTCAGACATTCGCTTATCCTTTCTTCCAAAGCCGTAATTTTTTCACGGTAATAATCGGTAAACTGGGGGTTAGATTTGATCGCCTCTTCATACATCGCCACCTCATTATTCAGTGGCGATATAGCGATCTTTTGCTTTAATGTTAAATTCATCACTTGTATCGGCAATCCCATTCTTCTACTACGCAACTGGGGGATACGAAAGATCGGCCCAAACCTGTTCTCTTTTTAGCTGAATCGCGCGACCACTTAACAAGAACTATCCTGCGACTCAATTCATTGATCAACTCTTGGTCTGATAGCATCGTTATGGGAACTGGCACATCGACTTTCAATGTGCTGTTAAAAATACTGTAACCGACTTTCGTATTCATAAAACCTCCTAAAACGGGATTGATTCACCATCAAATTCATCAGTGACTGGGCCTTTATCCCAAGCACCCATTACTGCTGCTTTAGCTTGGTGAACCTGCGTTGACTGTTGAGGCGGCTGCTGGTGCGTTTGATTTTCTTTTATTGTGAAACTAAACGACATTGCCGGAGCCTTTGGGTTGCCGTCTTTTTTACGCGTCCATCCACTAACCCAGTATTCAATTCCATTCACCTCGGCAGAACCTTTGTATTGGGGGTGAGTTTCAGATTTACGATCCTGATTCGCCCACACACTGCCCCTATTTGAATTATCATAATTACTCATGCTGCTTCCCCTTTAAAAGTTGATTTTCTAACTGCCGCTTGCTGCTTTCCATTTAACTGATACCAAATATGCTCTTTTTCGTGCGCTTCTAGTTCAGTCCACACTTCCTCTAATCCAGATTCATCCTCTGCGTCATAGGCTTCTACCAGAGCCATTACCGCTTTTTGCATAAGTGCCTTATCAACACGCTTTTTAGGTAACTCTGCTGGCTCACTTGAAATACCCTCAAGAGCCATATTCTGCGATGTGTTAGCCGCTTGGGGGGTTCGTAACATAGTAGACTCACCATCGTCATCAACGCTCGGGATACCAGCTAGTGACTGCAATGCGTATCGTCTGGCGTAAGTGATCGCACTACCAGCCGCCTGTGGGTCGCGTTTAGTCATAGGCAACATATACTCACTTTGAATCCATTCGCCAGATGTGTGCATTAACATGGTGGTGACGCCAACATATGTCTCACCTGATACGGGTAACTGTACAAAAGACAGTCCGTTATTAGAAAATGGCTCTTTAACCACTTTAATAACGCTCGTAAGGTCAGCGTAGCTGGATTTAAAAAACGGGTTTTTACTTTCTTTAATTGCTCCACCCATTTCTGCCTGCGCCAAGCATAACGCTGTGGCTAACTCTTTGATTGATTCACTCTGTTTCATTGCATTAAATCCCTGTTATTAAAATAAAGCTGGTCAAAGCGCTTGTTGTACGCTCTATGAGCCTCAGTCTGCGTGACTGGGTTGTATGGGTTTTCTTTATGACCCATCATTCGCCAATCTATTTCCGCGATGGAGGCGGCTAAAAATTCCTTTACTTCAACCTTCATAATTGAATCCCACTTAAAATTAATACGATGACAAACGCCCAAACGTGAATCGCTTGGCTACTCACCTTGATAATCCTTAACAATGTTTTTATCGTAGAAGTCAGCAGCCGATTGATTCATCAGTTTGCAAAGTGCCATCCAGTTCTGAGCGGCCTCAATCATGGTGGTGCTAGGGTCGGCTTTTAATGCCAGCATTTGAATGTCGTTATGAGCCTTTTCTCTTGTTGAGAAACATAAATGCTCAAGAAATTCGCCAGTATCAACACTTCCTACTGGGGTGGTAAATTCACCCTCACAAGCAAGCTCGCTGATAAACTCTTGAAGACTAGGGGCAACCTCTTGCCCGTAAACATTAATCTCCAGGTATCTATTGAGTTGACCATCACGATAGCTCTGCGCTGCGGCTTCAAGATCAAAATTGCTAGTATTAAATAGGTTCATAATAACGCCCTGTGTTAACTCACTGTACAAACAATGTTAGCACACTGACATTAGAAGGCAAGAGAAAGCGACAAATAAAGGCAAAAAGATAGTGAGGGGTACTAAGGGGGAGGGTTAACGCAGTATTAAATATAGGAATATGTTTTTGATTATGGGTTAAGGTGGAGCTTGGCCTCTATCCATGACGTTATGGATGCCGAGGTTAACGGCAGGCAAGCAGGGTAGGTCGCCAGTAGCTACATCATGCTTGGGTTGCAGAATATTCATGTAATCAGTAAAAACAAGATGCCACTTCCAGATATGATCCTCTATCATCCAGGCTAGCTTTTTACAGCGTAATTTTGAGTAGTTATAATTAAATTGCATAATATTTATTCGGCTACATAACTGCCGACTATAACTCCTATAATGTGTGTATTTTCACCACACTGCTGAATCGGATAGGCTGTATTTAAAGGCTTCAAATACCTTATGCCGCCGTCTACCACATATTCTCTAAAGACAGATTCCATTGTGTCTTTATCAATTGCTATTACTCGATCCCCTGTTTTTGGTTTTTTTGATGGGTCAACGAAGATAAGCGCACCCATAGGATACGACCTACCGTTACTCCTTGTCATCACATCGTTTTGCACCTCTAACGCAAACGAATTATCGGAAATATCATGGGGGCAACCGACCCACTGATAGCTTTGATCCATGCGAAAAGTTCCTTCTACTAACTTCGCCAAAGATGCCCAACTTATTATTGGTGCTTTCTTCGTAATGGGTTGAAGTTTCAATCCAGCCAGTAGCCCGAGCTTGTCATCTGACAGTAGTTGTTCAGTTGAGTACCCAAATGCCTTTGCTAGTGAAACAAGTGTGTCGCCTTTAACCTCGGCTAGAGGGTTAGTTTCTATTTGGGCTATTCGCCCACGACTTAAATTTGTTTTTTTGGAAAGGTCTAGCTGTGTCCACCCTTGTTCTTTTCGTAAGCCTTTAACTCTTTTACCGAGGTCTAACATTTTTGATTCCTGTGTTGTATGTATGTTAGCAAGGTTACATTAATTAAGTGTGCTTGTGGTTGACACCTAATGTATCTTACAGTAACATTCCTTACATGAAAATACTTAAATCAGAAGCAATTGCTACTTTCGGTGGCGTTGTAAAGCTAGCAGACGCTCTGGGGATTCGACATAGCGCGGTGTGCCAGTGGAAGGAATTTGTTCCACCACTTCGCGCCTATCAGATTGACGAGCTTCTAAATCAAATAAATCGAACTGCTCCGTCAAAGGTTCCCTTATGACTGAAAAATACAAAATGACAGTTAACATTGATTTAGACCGAGATATAGTTTTCGGCAAAATGTGTGCTGCACTAGGTGTTTCTAAAACGGAACGCATTAATTTACTCATTGCTCAAGACCTTGATTTTCATGAACGGCTATGCAGTGAATTATCGGACGCCTTTCCTAGCTTCTCCATAGATGCGAGAAGAATACGCGAGAGGGGCTTAGGGTGAGCTTCACGCAAATGGCAAAAGCCAAGCCAATTAAGGTAGGTAATTCTGGTAGAAAGTTAGTGTTAATGATGCTGGCCGATATATCTGACGACTCGGGTAGGTGTTTTCCTAGCTATCAACATTTGGCTGATGTGTGTGAAATGTCACGCAGATCAGTAATCACTCATATCTCAAAGTTAGAAGAGGATGGTTATTTAAAGGTCACTCATAGAAAGTTAAAAGGTGAACTGCTGAATAGCTCTAATATTTATCATTTAATTCTAAAATCAGCCGCCAACACTGATGAAACGTGTGGTGAAAATTCTGCACTAGGTAGTGAAACGGTTGCACTAGGTAGTGAAAATTCTGCACTAGGGGGTAGTGAAATGGTTTCACCCATAACCTATCACTCTTCTTATCCTATCAAGGAACCTATCAAGAAAAAGGCTGTCGCCTTAAATATTCCCGAATGGTTAGACGCTGATCTTTTTAATGATTACCAAGTCATGCGTAAGTCAATCAAGTCGCCAATGACGATCAAGGCATCAACCATCCTGATTAACAAACTTTCCAAACATCGTGATGAAGGTCACGACACTAGCGAACTACTTGAGAACGCAATTCTCAACAACTGGAAATCCATTTACCCAAATAATAAACCAACTGGAGGCTACGCCAATGTCAGCCAAATCAATCAGCAATCTAATAACTCAGCCCCTGCAAGGGTCAGAGCAGCCAACGCAGAACGAGAGGCACAGAGGGCAAGAACTGAACGAGCGGTTAATTGATCGACTCTGGGAAGTGATGACTGACTTATTTGGTCACAAGTGGACTAGCAGCCATGACTTCTCTGATAACGGCAGTTGGAGTTCATTCCTTGATGACTTGAACGGGCAGCAGTTTAAGAAGGGAATTGATGCGTTAAAAGATTGGACAGAATCCTGGCCTCCTACTGCAACAGACTTTAGGAATATGTGTCTAGGCAGAGCTAGGGGTGGTGAAGAGCAACATATGATTGCCAGCCAGCAGGCAAGGCAGGCAGAAGGATTGCCTTTGATGATTACCAAAGAGATTACGCCAGAAGAGCGTGAATACGGAAATTCACAAGCAGCAGCATTGAAAGGATTATTTGGATGATCGCAATACCAACAGCAAGAATTGGAGCAATTACTTACAAACTAGGCATATTTAACAAGTATTTCTATCTTTCAAGTCATGGTGAATGGTTGTTAGCCAGCAGCCAGAATGAAATTAAAAAATTATTCAGTTCAAATTTAACCGAAGTTTCAGCAACATCTATAGTTTATTGGGAGCGTGACGGAATAGAGCCTAAAGGCAAGTTAAAAGCTGCCGTGAGTCGCTCAATAATCACGGACGCAATGAAAGGGGCTGAACCAAAAACGATTCGTGAATATGCGGAAGAGTTAGGGATGGATAAAGATAATTGTAAGGAAAGATTTAGAGAATTACGAAAGAGCGGTCTAGTTATCAGCACTGGCCCTAAGCGTTGTGAGATTAACAGGCGTGATTGTGCAGGATACATACTCTCATGAAAAACTACCTACCCCTTCCTAAGCCTGTAAGCCCCTGTACCAATGATTTGATTAATGCCTACCTAGCACAAGGGTTAGTTATTAAAAAATGCTTACACGGCGAATCTGGCGGTCTAACGAGTATGTATAAATCAATCATGCACCCAACTGCTAGAAGAATAGCTTCAAGGAAGTTTAACGAGCGGAGAACAGCATGAAATTAACTAGCTGGCTAGGTTGCCTATGAGCAAGTGGGCCGAAGCACTATGAGTGAAGTTATATTCAGCGTTGATAACAAAAACGTGTCGAGCATGATCCAGCAGATTGTTCAAATGATTAACAAGGGTCTGTTTATTGGCCCAGTGGAAGTTGTTCTAAGACGGGCAGCTAGATCATTAAGTCAAAACAAAAAGCTTTGGCCCATGTTAAACGATGTGCAAAAACAGGTTGATTGGTATGGCGATAATCTCGACACCGATGATTGGAAAGTCATGTTCATGGCTAGCCTACATAAGCAG